GCACCCTGATGTTTAACTCCTCTACAAGATACACAATTATGAGTACCTACTATAGTAACAATAACACCTTTATTTCCTTCTGTAATTTTATCTACAGCATTATGGATTGCTGATGTTAATTGTTCTTGTATTGCTCCTCTACGACCAAATAATTCTACAATTCTGTTTAATTTAGATAAACCAATTACTTGACCACCTTCTCCTGCTATATATCCAATATGAACTACACCTCCAATTGTTTGATGGTGATGAGAACACATTGAAGTTAATGGTATATTACGTTCAATAACAATACCATCATAACCATCTGATGGAAATGATGTAATTGGGGACATTGCTGTATATCTACCAGCCCATAGATCATTCACATAAGCTTTAGCTACTCGTCGAGGTGTTTCCATTGAATTGGGATCATCTCTCCAATCACATTTTAAAGCATCTAAAAACTTACCATAAGCTTTTTCTGCTTTATCAATCATTTTTAATTTTTCTTTATCTGTAAAGGGAAATCCTTCTGCAACACCATTCGCATAACCTACTTTTACTACTTCTAATTCTTCATGAACTTTTCTACGTTTATTTTCTGACATTTAACTTGATTTTAATTTTAATTCTTTGTAACCATAATTTAAATAAAAATATTTTTAATATAACTATATTTTTAATTTTTTTCATTTAAATATTCTTTTAATTTATCTATTAATACTAATACATCATCTGGTTCCATAGTAATAGCACAGCATGTATTAACATTTTCTTCTATTTCCTCTAATATACGAAGAGCTTCTTGCTTATCCACTATACTTCGCGTTGATCTTCAAAAGCAATAATATGAGGTCTCCAAGTCATTCGGTAACCATTATCTCTTACCCAATCAAATAATACTGGGTATGATTTAAATAATGCTTCTCTAGAATCACCTGCGGGCATAAACCATACTTTTTCAGGTTTAGCTTCTAATTGGGATAAACAATCCATAATTTCAGCTAAAGCATCTTGATCTTTCCCATCCCATACAGGTTTAATATGATAATCAGAATGATAAGCAATTGATTGTTTCATTGCTTCATAATTTAATCTTTTAGAATTATGTTTTTTAATCATTCTTTCATCTGTAACTCCTCCTTGGGGTGTTGCTACACCTAACTGTGGAACAGAATTAGAAAACTTAGGGCTAATAGATAGCAAATTAATAGGGTAATCTGTGGGTAAGAAGTGACTACCTTCAGTTTCGATAGTAATGAATATATTATTTTCATGTGCAAAGTGTGTTAGTTCATTTACTAAAGCTGGATGCATAGTAGGAGATCCTCCTGTAAGCATCATTTCTTTTATATGAGGATTATTCTCATAAGCTTTAATAATGTCATTAAATGAATATTGGCCCTTTTCTGGGTGGATACTTGTATACCAACTATCACACCAACCACCTTCACCGAAATAACATCTGTGAGTGCATCCTGTTGTTCTAATTACTACTGTGGGGTACCCTGCTCTAGAGCCTTCAGATTGGACTGCAGTATAAACTTCTACAATCGGAAGATTTTTATCGTAATCCTCAATACGTTTCAATTGTTTGTGCATATTGTTAATTTTTTTAAGTGGTTTTTCATTCACTATTATAACTTACTCGCTGTAATAAGCAGCATTTTTTCCATGTTCCGCAAACTTAACTTTAGTAACTCTTACTCTACCTTCAGTTTCAGTTTGAACAAAACTATTTAATTTAGTATAAATATATTCAGCAAATTTTTCTGCACCAGTAGCTGGGATTACTCTAACTTGAGCTACTTCTGATTCTTCCATTTGCTTAAATGCTTCTAAAAATGGGTCATCTTCAGCAACAATTAAAGTATGATCAAACATATAATCCATCCATTCTTTAGGAGACTTACCATCTATTTTAGTTTTAGCTCTTTTCATACCTCCAAAGTCCCAAACCCAATTTCTTTCGTCTAAATCACCTTCAAAATATACTTTAAATGAAATTCCATAACCATGTACAAACCTACAGTGTGTTGTTGTAGCTTTCCATTGACGAAACACTGTACTAAACCCGTCAAATACTTTACTTGATTGAAATTTACCCATTATAAAATTGTTTTATTTGTTGTTCTGAAATGTTTCCTACTATTCTATTAATTTCTTTACCATTTTGATCTATTAAAACCAATGTAGGAATGTTTCTAATTCCATATTTAGCAGAAATAGTATTATCTTCATCTACATTAACTTTTGTAATAGGTAACTCACCAGTTAATCTTTCTATAGTTGGTCCTAAAACTTTACAAGGACCACACCAAGGAGCACTAAAATAAATTATTTTTTTCATATTTTAAATTTTGGTTATTATACTAATTCTTCTCCTATTCCAACTACTTCACTTAATATAAGTAAAATAACTGCAATGTCCAAGCTCCACCATAAGGCACCGTATCCTAAGATACGAATGCCTGATTTGATGAAACTAATTCTTTGATGCAATCTTGCATCAGGTAATTCTTGTTTTTTATTATTCATATTCAGCTAATACTTGTTTTACATGGGTTTCTGCTACTTCGTAATCAACTTCTCCAGTTTCATCCTCATACTGTACGGGATCTTTTCTGCCAAGAGCAATAAAAGCCTCAATCCTCTCAACACTAGAAGCAGACTTATAATCACTATTTCCCGAAGGATAAGGCTTATAAGAAGTATTTGTTCTTTTATAAACTTCATCAAAATCAATACCTAAAATTTCACATAATTTTTCTCCATCTTGTAGGATACCAAATTTATCAGTATCTAAATAAGGTGTAAAGTAACCTACTCTATCTGCATCCCAGTTTCCAATTCTAAAAGCTGCATCATCTGCATCTCTAAATTCTTGTCTACAATCAGGATAAACTGCATGATCACCAGCATGAATACCTAAAGCAATATCACAAACATCTTCTGTTCTATTTGCTACAGATAATGCAACTGCTTGAGTAATAGAAGCAAACATTTTATTTCTGTTAGGAACAACTGTTTCTTTCATATTATCTTGCTCATAATGTCCTTCTGGTACATCATCTCCACCTGTAACCAAAGCTGAGTCTAGTAGATCTACTAATCCATCTAATTTGATTTGACGATAATTTACTTTGTGACCTTTACTTGCAAGGTAATCAATTAATGATTGAGCTCTCTCTAGCTCTACTCTGTGTTTTTGACCATAGTCAAATGAGATACCTGTTACAGTATCATATTTCTCGATAGCTCTTAACAATAGGGTGCTACTATCCATTCCACCACTTAAACTTACTACACAATGTGCCATAATTTACTTATTTAAAATTTGCCAGGTATTTCGCGTATAGGCTAACGCTTGATTAAATTTACATTTTATATATGATCGAACATACGAAAAAATAGTTGAAAATCCAACTCCTCCTATTAAAAGAGTCCATAAGTTTGGATGATAGTGTTCTCCACAAAGTCCTAGTGCGTGTCTTATAAATTCTGCCATATTATATAACTTTTATTATGTTTGTTTTAACTAAATTTTCTATATCAGCTCCAGGTTCTTCAAGCTCTATTTTTTCATAAGCTTCTTTTTCCGTAGCTGCATCAATTAACCATACTTCATGGTTAACTGTTGCTGTCCAATAATATAAATCTAAAGGTATTTTCATTATTCTTCGTCGTCTACAAATTCTGGTTCACTATAATCATCAATTGGTTTATCTCTTACTAAGTCCCAATCTGCATTATCTATGATTTCTTGTTGGAGATCTTCATCACCTGTTTTCCATTGTGCTAATTCTTCTTCTGTTAGCACATACTCTTCCCATCTGTAATTACAATAATTTACATTTCTTGTTAACTTTGCCATAACTATGAATTTATAATTTCTTGAACTGTAAAATATTCATCTAAAAAATCTTTAGTATATAAAAATACTTCTGTGTTGTTAAATTCTAAGTATCTTTTCTTAAAAGGTTGTTTTCTAAGCTGTGCATAAGCATTAACTTTTAGACCTGTTCCATCTTTATCGGGGTGGCCTTGGTAATCATAAAGTGACATCATAACTATTTGGTTTTTAAATTATTAATTTCTCTAAATTTAGTTGTATTATAAAGTACATTGAAATAATTTACATCTTCAAATTTAATATCAAAAAAATCATTCATATTAGCATTTGGTTTATAATTCATTCCATTACTATTATATTTAGTTCCATCTAAAGCTGCCATTACTGGATTAGAAGTATCAATTGATTCAATTCTTGATGGAAAACCATCATCATACCAACCAAATTCTTGTGGAATTGAACAACCTAATAAATGAAATTTAATATCTTTTAAATGTTTTATCTTAAATAAACCTTGTACAAATCGTACTCTACCTAATGCTTTTCCCATATCTGCGTTAGTATGTGGGAAAAAATCATTATACCAAGTAGCACCATAAGATACACATAATTTTTTATATCCTAAATTTGCTAATAAAGTAGCACATAGATAAGCTTGATTCTTATCTTCACCCTGAATTACAGCTGTGAGTTTAGTTTTTTTAGGATATTTAAATTGTTTCCAGTATTTAGCTTGTGCCGCTGTTTGAGAACAATTCATCCAAACATCTGGTACAATAAATTCATTTGGTTCTAATTCATTGACCCAATATCTTAATCTATCATAATCATATGCTTCTCCTAATTCATGAAGTGAATTATCCATGATAACATAACGTCCTTCTTCTTTAGCATTATAAAAATATTGTTTATATTCTTCATCTTGATCTAATAGATGAGGTAAGCAATAATCATAATCATTAAATTCTTGTGATGCTTTTAGTAAACATCTAGGTACTTCGTGTGATACTTTCATTTATATAACTTTTTTGGGTCGCCCTCTACGCTTTAAAGGATAAGGCATATGGACTATTTTATATTTTTCTTCTATAATATAATAAAGATCTATTAGGGAGCCACTACATTTTAACATTTCTTCTTCAACTTGTTCTCTATTACATCTAAAGTATTTTGTAAATTCAACTGTTAAAGAACGTAATCTTTCAGTTTCATCTTTTTCAAAATCTTCCATTAAACGTTTTCTTCGTGCTCTAATAACGGGGGTTTTTTCTAAATACTTTGCGTAATCCATACCACACTCTTTTAGTATATCATTCAATTGATATTCGACTTGATATTGTTGAGCTTTATAACATGAATAATCAAAATCACCATTGAATATACGCTCACGAAGTGGTTTGCGATTATCAAGTGGTTTATTTTTTGGTTGATAACTCCTCCACCATCTAAACTGGTTATAGTTTATTTTTTGATATTGTGATAATTGTTTATCTACTTCTTTTCTGGTAAGAGGGATATCAAACATATAACTATAATTGAGATTAATAACGATTGGAATGGAAAATTAAATAATTGTAATAATATCCAAAATACTGCTTTGATAAGTAATGGAATAAATATCATTGCTAATACTATAATACCAATAACTAATGATTTTTGTGCTAGATTATTCATGACCTTTATTTTTCTTATACTTAAATATACGAACCCTTATTCAGGTATCCACATATTACACAAATAACTTCCAATCTTCTTCTGCTTTTTTAGCATCAACTTCATATGGGTGGTTACCATAAGTATAACCCATACTATAATATCTTTTCATCCAAGATCCAGATTGTAAATAATGTATATATTCATGAATAACTCCTCTAATTACATCCTCAACACTATCATTAAAGTCTGAGTATATAAATAACTTATTTGTTTTACGGTCAAATTCAGCTTCTGCAGGATCATCACCTTCCATATCTGGTTCTCCACTTAGTCTAGCAAATATATTTCTATACACTTCAATTGGTGGGTATTCTTTTTTACCTAAACCATAATGAGCCCTAATTTTAGGGTATACTTTATTTGCTATTTGTAGTATTTCCTTACTTTCCATTTTCTTTATAATCTATAAAAAACCCAATTGCTACTATTAAATTCATTCCTATTGATGCCCCAATTTCTATTAAATCATGAAAATTATGAATTGATAAGTGAATATGACCTACAACCCAAAAAGGGATTGCTAGATTTTGACTAATCCAAATTATAAGAAATTTAATAAATTTTTGTATTTTCATCATCATCTAATTTTCTTCTTTCAATAGATAAACGTTTAGCCCATTCTCGAGATAAATTTGGAGTTTTTTCTAATATACTATCAATTTCTTTTATTCTATTTTTAGCAATTTCAATATCTTTTTCATTAATAACACCATCATTATTTAAGTCTAATCCTGAGTAATGTTCTCCATCATTTCCATTTTGACCTATAATTTCCATTCTTCGTTCTGCTGCTTCCCAATCTTTAATCTTTTCAAGATTATCTAAATTTTTCATAAACTCATCTTGGGTTTGGATTTCCTCAGCATCTTTAACTTCAATATCTTCTATTTTTTCTCCATATAAATTTTCTCTATATTTCTTTTTTGGATAAGCTTGAGTAAAAGCAAAGTTGGCTGCTATTACAAGAGATATTGCTAAAGGATCAAATACAAATATTATAATAAGTAATAACCAATTTATAATCTTATCCATAGGAGTACCCGTTAAACCCGATAGATACTGTAGTGGTCCTAATTCTCCAGCCACTTCATTATTATTATCTAAATCTAATACTTGTAATTGGAATTTTTGAAGACTATCAGATGCTATAGTTCGTTTTTCTTGTGCCAACTTACGATTCTCCTCCTCAATGTTAATACGACTCTGCGCCATTCTAAGCTCAGTTGTGGAGATTGTTTGTCTAAAGCCTCCAGATACCGTGGTGTCTCGTACTTGGATGGTCGAAGCTTTTGCATTAGATAAAGTACTAATATTACTAGATATTCTTTTAATTTCCTCATCATATCGATTTACATCATTTTGATAAAATTCAATTTTCTTTTGAATAAAACCTTTTTGATTTTCTATAGTTGATAATTTAGAATAAGTTTCTTGATAAGCAGCACTTAAAAATCCATAAATACCCATACTAGTAATTAATACTAGTATAATAGTTGCTATAGATAAATAAGTACGTAAAGATTTATTAATTGTATCCCAATATTGGTATAAAAGTGAAGCTGTAACTAATTTAGCAAATTCTAATGAACCTGCCATTATAATTACTTCTAAACTTGCTCCTGCAAAAAGTTTGCTTAAGCCACTAACTGAATAGAAAGCAGCTGAAGCTGAAACTGACAGGGCAGAAAATCCAATAAGGAATGGAAACATTCCTTGTTTTATCTTATCTAGCACCCCCAAAGTATTCTGTTGCATGTCCCTCATTAATTAAAGTTTTATTTATATCTGTATCTTTTACAAATAGGGTACCTAGACATCTACCATATTTTCCAACCCCATGAGATTGTAAAATAAAATTACCATCTCCTAATAATTCAATTAATCTTGCTTTAGCAGCTAATCCACGTTTTTTTTCTTCTAAATCCCTTGTACGAGATTCAGGGGCATTCATCCCCATCATTCGAACTCTTACCTTTTTCCAGGTATTAAATCCTAAGTCTACTAAGGCATCGACAGTATCTCCGTCAACAACCCGATCTAATTTTGCGTTGTATCTATACATGATTATAAATATAGTAAAAAAATTGAATTAAGACAACCTATTTTCTAAGGCCTTTATGTCTATCGATATTATCTAGGATTTGATTTAAAACATTACCTTTAATAAATCCAGCCATTGATGCATTTTTTACAGTGCTTATTAATTGAAATACAACTAAAGGCATAAGCATAGTTTCACTTAACCACCCAGCTCCTGGAATGCTTTTTTCTATAACTAATATTACAGTTAACATAATAACCCAAAATATTAAAGTTCTTAAAATTTTTATTGCTTTGTAAGTTTTAAATCCTTCTCTCTTAATTCCTGCAAGAATCCCAAAAAACCCATCAGCAAATACTAAAGTTGAAATAGCTAAATATTGTTCTGCATTTTGCATTGTAAGTTCCATAAAGTAGGAACATATAAATCCTATTGACATAGTAGATGTTAGTATTGCTAATTTAATTGTTTTCATTTTTAGGTTAAATCTTTTGATTCAATTAAAGTATAAGTAAATGAATTACCATACAAATCTTTAGCTTTATATGCTAAATCCATTAATTGATTAAAATCTGATTCTTTGGAAAATATCTGACAACCTGCTGACCATTTATCAATTTGAGTTGATCCATTAACTCTAGAACCTGCTTTATGTATATTAATACCATAAATACCTTTATGAATATTTTCTTCTAGCATATCATACACTCCATCTTTGTTATTATCTCTATAAACACAAACTTCTTTTTGTTGACATAGGGCTTCATACTTACCCTGATGTTTTCTAATTTTATGTGAACCTCTATATTGCCCCGGAACTAGAATAGCAACACCATCTTTATTTAATAAATTTCTCTCCCAATGAGATCCTGGGTCAGTTGTTGCTTTAAAACAATGGAATTTTTCTTCTCCATCTACATTATAAGATACTGTAATACAATCATCAAATTTATTTGTAACTTTACCAAGTGTTTCTGAATTTCTAACTCCTACAATGTTTAAGTTATAATTACCACTTTCGAACCATTTATATCCTTTTGATTCAACAGCACATTTTATTTGTTTTCTTGTATAACAGCTCATAATTAATTAAATTTTAATATTTTGAATTTCTTCGGGCTATTTTTTTTCTTTTTCTTTTTTTAAAAATATCATCTATAGAAATAACTACTCCTACTGTCAAAGCTCCATACATTCCTGCAGCTATATCATCTCCATCACCTTTTTTATCTATAAATATTTCTTTAAAAGCAGATAAAGCTAAAGTAGTAGCCATTGAATACATAACAGCTTTATCTTTATCTTTAGTTTCTTCAAATATTAAATCATGAGCAATACTAGTAATAGCAACTCCTCCAATATAATGAAGCATTTTATCTTCTTCAACAGTCCAATTTCCAATTTGTAATTGAGAAAAAGATAAAGTTGGGATTAAAAGTAGTAAAAATAGTAATTTTTTCATTCTTCCTTATTGTTTTTTTTACCAAATATTTGTCCTATTTCAGCAATACCAAAACAACCAAGGGTTATAAATAAAAATGAGTCGTAAATGAATTCATTGATTACTAAATCTTTACCAACATATCCAGTTACTAAATCTACTATAGCAAAAATAGTCATTACTGCAAATGAAGCGAATCCAACTACTGATTTTTCGTTGATGTTATTATTATCATCAAATAAATTTTTTAAGGCCATCCAATTACGTTTTATAAATTTAAACATGAAATAACAATTTGGTTAATAACTAGTTTGCAATTATAAATATGATGCTAGAATGCACTCATTATAAGTTCATCAATATAATCTTGAACTTCTTCTTTAGTAGCTGACATTTTAAAGCTAATGTCTGCTTGATATCTTTCTGCTTCTTCTCCATCTTGGAAGATGATAATGGTGGGTACTACAACTACTTTATATTTTGCAGCAAGTGATGGATCAGTTCCTATATCAAATTTTTCTAACTCACAGTCAGATAATTTACTTACCCATTCTATGTCATTTGCTTTATTCCATCCGGCATTAAAATACTTTACTTCAACTTGACTATATAAAGATAAAGAAAATATAAATAATACAAGGGTTAGTAATTTTTTCATAATTAATTATCTTAATTTATCAATCTTTTCTTCCATTCGAATCATTCTATCCTTTATTTCTTCAACATCTTCTTGAGTAGACATGATTGTTTGACGGATTAATTGATCTTTCATATCGTATTCCATTCTTGTAACATCTGGTGGTGGGGGAACTGGAAGTTCTTTTGCTTCTTCTATATCTGCTTGAAGTGCAAACCACATACCTACTACTGTAGCTATACCGAATGCAATACCTATTAGTGTTTGTATGCTTATTTGAAAACTAGTATTTTCACTTAATTCTTTCGCCATTTTTAAAAAATTATGTAGTTAACTCCCATTGAAAAATTATGCCAATTTCTATTCCAATATTGATTATAAGTTCCTTCTGCAAATAATCCTAATGATTTGGTTAATTTATACCCAAATATTAATCCTCCGGAATAATCTACCCATTGCCCACCATTATAATTATGAAAAGAAAATTTATCCCCATTTTTTATGTGGTAGGGCATTACATTACCCCAGGCATGTAACCAAAAGTTCTTCGTATACTTATAATAATCAAATCCTAATATTAATGAGTATTCTAATCTTAATGGGGCTGCATCTGTTTTTTTCTCTACATAATCAACTAATACTTGTGGTATAATTACTTCTTCCCAAACTTCAGTACTTGTTGCTACAACATTACCTGAAGGGTCTAAATAAGTTTCTCCTCCTGTCCCATTAAATTCTACTTCGTATCCTTCTTGAATTGCTAGCCATGTATAATGTAAATTACCATTACTCAACATCCATTCTTGTAAAGGATCATACCCATAAGGTCTTGCTAATCTTTGGGCTGCACCTACATTAACTGAAAATTCTTTAGTAATATTCTTTTTATATCTTTGTGATGCCTGGAAGTATTCTATGTCAATAAAACCTCCTACTAAGTATTCTACTTTAGCTACCCAATCATCAGCTACATATCTTAAAAAATGATGTTGATCTAAATATTCGATCCCTTGAATTCTTCTATAATCAGCTTCAAATAAAAACTCAAATCCTTTTATTTTACCTAATGTTGCATTATCTGAATAAGATTCTTCTGTACCATTGTAAAATACATTAGCTCTATTTTCATATTGGAATCGAGCAATTTTTCTAATCCCTAATGATAAAGAATAATCAAAAGGTGTTTCTATTACTCCAGGTACTAATGTACCCGTATTTACAGAATAGGTATTCTTATCGGCTAATGAAGTACCCCCATTTACTGCAGCAAATATAGTTGAAAACTTAAATGTTTTTTTTAATTCTTTTTTAAATTTAGATTCTGGCTCTTGGCTAAAACCTAAAAACGGTATTACTAAAAATAGTATTAATAATTTTTTCATATTATTCTTTAATTATTTTTTTATTATATGTTTGTGTTCCATTCTTAATTGTTAAGACATATATTCCAGCAGCTGATTTTGATAAATCAATTGTATTACCACTAGACTCAGGTACAATTATTTTACCTAATAAATCCCTTACTTCAAATGTTACACCTTCTATATTAGAAGATACGTTTATTATTCCAGATGTTGGATTTGGATGCACAATTATATTATTAATTCTAGAAAATTGAGATTGAATTGAATTTAAATCAAATCCTTCTGGCCACCCATCTTCACAATAATTATACATATCCTGACATATAGAATCAAATTCATTATCACAACAATATTGATCCACATCAATTACCCAAGCATAGCAATTATCATTTAACCAATATGGATTACCAGGACCATCTATACAGCCTGCATCATATAAACAAGCATCTGGGTCTGAAACGTTAGCTTCAGGATTATAGTTATATGATTCTGGATCTG